GACCAAGCGCGAGCAAGCCAAGATTGTGTTTCGCGATTGTCAACGGCTGGTGCAGTCCTCGGGGCTGAAGTCGCGCATCAAGGTGCTGACCGCGAACCTGCACCGCGACGATACCGCGAGCAAGCTCGAACCGCTCGGCGCCGACAAGGATTCCACCGACGGCCTGAACCCACACGTCGTCGTCATCGACGAGGCCCACGCGATGAAGGACCGCGGCATGATCGATGTGATGGAGACGGCGACGGGCGCGCGGCGCCAGCCGCTGATCTTCTGGATCACCACGGCCGGCGCGGATCTCGTCTCGCCCTGCGGGGATCAGCATCACTACGCCTGCCAGGTGCTCGACCGCGTGATCACCGATGAGCAGTTCTTCGGCTTCATCGCGCACGCGGACGCGGAGGACGAGTGGACGGCTGAACGCACGTGGAAGAAGGCGAATCCAAATTACGGCGTCAGCGTGAAGCCCGAGGACATCCGCGCGCTGGTCGCGAAGGCTGTGCACATGCCGGCGGCGGCCGCGGCGGTCAAGCAGAAACGCCTGAACCTCTGGGGCGGCGGGAGTGAACCGTGGCTCTCGCTCGAGGGCTGGCGCGCGGGACAAAGCGCGTGGTCGCCGGAGTCCATGAAGGGTGAACCCTGCTGGGTCGGCGTGGATCTCTCCTCGAAAATTGACTTGACGGCCGTCGTGATCTTGTTTCCGCCGAGTGATAGCAGAAAGACGTGGCGGATCCTCTGCTACGGGCTGACGCCGGCCGACACGCTGATCGAGCGCGCGCGCCGCGACCGCGCGCCCTATGAGGTCTGGGTCGATCGCGGCTGGCTCGTGACGAATCCCGGCAACCGGATCGACCAGGACCGCGTCCGCGATCTCGTCCTGGCGGCCGCGGGGCAGTATCAAGTCCAGGGTGTCGGGATCGATCCGTGGAACGCCGGCAACCTCGTGACCGAACTCGAGGCCGAGGGCCTTACGGTCGTTGAAGTGCCGCAGAACCGCGCGCAGCTGTCCGAGCCCGCCAAGCAATTCGAAGCCGACGTACTCGACGGCCTGGTCGATGGCGGCGGCAACGAACTGCTCACGTGGTGCGTGTCCAACGTGATGGCCCCGACCGATGACAAAGGCAACATCTACCCGTCGAAGAAACGCAGCCGCGGTCGCATCGACCCCGTGATGGCCGCGCTGAATGCGCGCAAGCTCTCGACGAGTACCGCGGCGGCGCCGCCGGCCTACGAGATGGTGGTGGTCGGGTAAAGGCCGGATGAAGATCGCGGACACTCTCGGCGACCGGCTTGTTCAGGCGCGTAAGACCTTGCAGGCGTTGTATGCCGAGCACGCATGGTTCGAGCAATTTCTGACGGAGGATGATCCACATTACGACTCGCTGTTCGACGCGACCCAACGCCTGATCATTCAGGCCCGGCAACACCTTCGTGATCTGGAGGTCGAATTATTCAGGGGTCTCGATCGGCACGACCAGGACGAGCGGGCCGCCCTTGAGACGATAAACACGCCGATCTTGCCGTTGCCGGTGATTGAAGACGATCGCGATCAGCCCGCGACCCATCTGCTCGATTGTGAACTCGAACGATGCACCACCGGCTGCATCATCCAAGGCTATGCATCCCTCGGCCGCAAACCTCACTCGCGGCGGTATGAAGGGTTCTATCGCGCTCGGATTCGTTGAGGGTATGGCAAACAAACGACTCGTTGGGCGCCCGCGCTTATTCGACGAGCCGACGGTGCACCGGATCTCGGTGTCAGTCACGGCGGCACAACGGCTCGAACTCCGGCGCATCGCGAGTGATAATCACACAGGCGTCGCGGGCATCATTCGCGAAGCCGTCAACGAATACGCTGCCGACTACGGTGAGCGGCAGCCATTTCGTCGCCCAAAATCCTAGCCCCCCCCACAGACTCAAGCGCGACCCTCTGAATGGATCGCGCCTACGCCCTCCTGACCGTCAAGGCGCTGGACCTCGAGCAGCGCACCATCGCCGGCCTCGCGTCGACGCCCGAACCCGATCGTATGGGCGACGTCGTCGAGCCCCTCGGCATCACCTTCAAGAATCCGCTGCCCCTGCTGCTGCACCACGACACGCATCGGCCCGTCGGCACCGTCACCTTCAAACCACCGACGGCCGCCGGCCTGGAATTCGAAGCGACGTTGCCGCTGGTGCCCGAGCCGGGCGCCCTGCGCGACCGCATCGATGAAGCCTGGCAGAGCATCAAAGCGGGGTTGCTCGCGGGCGTCTCGGTGGGGTTTCGCGCGCTTGAGCATCAGCGTCATTCGAACGGCGGGACCCGCTTCCTCAAAAGCGAAATCCTCGAACTCTCGCTGGTCGCCATTCCGGCCAACGCCGCGGCGACCATTCACACCATCAAATCGCTCGACCTGGCCGCGCCTGGCCTCCATCCGTCCCGCGACAGGGACCCTCAGCCGATTGTGCGCGTTCCAAAGGCCGCGCCCGCCATGACCATTCCCGAACAAATCACCGCCCTCGAACACAAGCGCGCCGCCCAGGTCGCGCGCCTCAATGCGATTCAAGCCAAATGCGCGGAGGACGGCCGTTCGAAAGACGAGGCCGAGCGCGAGGAATTCGCGACCCTGCAGACCGACGTCACGACGATCGACCGCGAGCTCGTCGATGCGCGCGCGATGGAAACGCTCAACATTGCCCAGGCCAAAGCCGTCGCCACGGTGCCGGCGGCGAAAGCCGTGCCGGTGATCACCGTCAAGCCGAATGTGCCACCTGGGACCGCGTTCGTCCGCATGGCATGCGCGAAGCTCGTGTGCAACGGCAACGTGTTCGAGGCCGCCGAGTACGCGAAACGCTGGAATGACAGCACGCCGGAAGTCGCCCTCGCGCTCAAGGCCGCGGTGGCCGCGGGCACGACGACCGATGCGACGTGGGCCGGGCCGCTCGTCAATCAGAACATCTCGAACGATTTCCTCGAACTACTGCGGCCGGCGACGATCATGGGCAAGATCCCGAACTGGCGGAAGGTGCCCTTCAACACGAAGGTGCCCAGCCAGACCGCCGGCGGCGTCTATGGGTGGGTCGGCGAGGCGAAGCCGAAACCCGTCACCAAACTGGCGTTCAGCGCGGCGACGCTCGACATCGCGAAGGCGGCCGGCATCATCGTGCTGACCGAGGAGCTCGTGCGCCTCTCGAACCCCTCGGCGGAGATGCTCGTGCGCGCCGACATGGTGGCGGGCATTGCGCAGTTCCTGGATGCGCAGCTGATCGATCCGGCCGTCGCCGCCGTCGCGGGTGTGAATCCCGCGAGTATCACGAACGGCGCCGGCACGGCGGTCGCGACCACCGATCCGCTCGCCGACGTCCTCACCATCCTGCGGGTGTTCGCGACCAACAATATTCCGATCAACGGCGCGGCGCTCATCATGTCGGAAGGCAACGCGATCGCGCTCGCGTTCCGGCGCGATGCCAGCGGCAATGCGTTGTTCCCGGACATGTCGGCGTCGGGCGGCACCATCCAGGGGATCACCGTCGTCGCCTCGCAGGCCGCGGCCGGGAACATCATTGGCGTCCAGCCCTCCCTCGTGCTGATGGCCGATGAAGGCGGCGTCACGATCGACGCCTCGCGCGAAGCCTCCGTCCAGATGGATTCGGCGCCGGACTCGCCCGGGGTCGCCACCACCGTGCTCGTCTCGTTCTGGCAGCAGAACCTCGTCGGCCTGCGCGCCGAGCGGTTCGTGAACTGGAAACGGGTCAACACGAACGCGGTGTATTACCTGACCGCCGCGGCGTATCCGGCGCCCAGCGCGCTCGGGGCTGGGGCGTCGTCCGTGCCGCCGGTGCATCGCGAGTCGAAGTAACGCCGCATGGGCGTGCTCGCGTCGCTCCGCTCGGTGCTCGCGCGCGCGATCGCGCCCGCCACTCCTCTGGCCCCCGCCGGTGGGTCCGGGGGGTGGTGGCCGGTCGTGCGCGAATCGTTCCCGGGCGCCTGGCAACAGAACGTCGAGATCCGCCAGGACACGGTCCTGACGTACTCGGCGGTGTTCGCGTGCGTCACACTCATCGCCTCCGACATCGGGAAACTCTGTCTGCGGCTCGTCGAGCAATCCGACGATGACGTCTGGATCGAGACGGACTCGCCGGCCTTCAGCCCGGTCCTCCGCAAGCCGAATCGTTACCAGACGATCAACAAGTTCGTGGAGCAGTGGATCACCTCAAAGTTGATCTGGGGCAATGCCTACGTGTTGAAGGAACGCGACGGCCGCGGCGTGGTCGTCGCCCTCTACGTGCTCGATCCGGCCCGCGTGACGCCGCTGCTCGCGCCCGATGGCAGCGTCTACTACGAGCTGCAACGCAACGATCTCGGCGGCGCGGCGATCACCGGCACCGACGACACGCTCATCGTGCCCGCGCGCGAAATCATCCACGACACGATGGTCTGCCTCTGCCATCCCCTCATCGGCGTGTCGCCGATCTTCGCCTGCGGCCTGGCGGCGATGCAGGGCCTCGCGATTCAAACCAATTCGACGACGTTCTTCACGAAGGGCAGCCGGCCGAGCGGCATGATGGTCCTCCC